TCCACTAATACGTGTAAAATTACCAGTGCCAATATTTGCAACATTATTGATAATTGTTCCAATATTTCCAGTGGTTGCATTAACGTTTAAACCGTTAATAGAGCCACCAGTAATAATGGTGCCACTTAATGTACTGCGAAATTCTGCGTTACCTGTAACAACAAGATCAGCAAAAGTGCCGGTACCACTGATTTGAATGTTGGCAGGGTTGAAAGTACCAGAAACAACAAGGTTATTGGTAATAACAACAGATCCTGCAATTGTGCCGCCTGTTAACTGAAAATAGTATCCATCAAGATATTCCCTTGTAGTAGCAAAAGTAAGCTTCTTATTTTTTAAACCAGGATCTACTTCCGCTACATCAACAACCGTTAACAGGTCGCCATCATTAATATTGCCTGCCGTGATTGCAGGTAATTCAGAAATGCGCCTGTTAGCCACCTATTAAACCACAATTCCTATAATTTAAATTATAGGAGAGCTGTGTTTATTACTTTACTTTGATTTCAATCTGTGGCAATCGATCTGCTGCAAATCTCCACAGGCTAGGAATACCAATTACAATGCCGCAAGCGATTGCAAAGACAACGATCAACTCGGCTACCGTCAAATTACGACGCAAGTAAACAATACGTGGCTGTTCAACTGAGGGCGACGGTTGAATGAATCCTGTTGGCGTTGCTTTACTTGCCAAGAACTGTTGGATCGCCATCTCACGAGCCTTTGCCTTCATTGCCTCCACATCTGGATAAGCAGGCGGCACTGTGTTGGGTACCTCTTGCTGTGGCTGAGGAAGAGGCGGCTGACTCATCGGAATTTCGGTTTCCATTGGCTAGCAAAAACTTTGTTTATACATTAGCATTTCTAGAAAAGAAACGCATCGATGGCAACGTTTGGTATTAGAAAAGGTTTAGAGGACGTTGCGCATGAACTTAAAGGCATTCGCAACATTCTTGCATCCATGTGGCATAGCCGTTACCAAAACGGAGAAACAGACCTCTTAAATCCTGAGGCATTTGCGGATGAATATATTTCAACTGAGGAATGCGGAAGACGTTTAGGTGTGTCCGACCAAACCATACGCAATTGGATTACACTCGGAAGACACAACCCTAAAAAAGGATGGGTTGAAGGCATTCATTATGTAAATGTCAGTCCCGACCCAGGGAAAAAAGCCGTGATCCGAATCCCCTGGAATCATCTGGTTCAATCTTTTGTAAAAAACAAAAAGACTGAAAGCACCGACCTGCATAAAGGAGCTTTATACCGAAGCTTAAATGGGAACAATCAATAATGGGACATCGTTTTAAAGGCATTGATATTTATGCCGTCAATCTTGATAACTATTCTGAGCTTTTGCCGAAATCACTGGCAGAGCAAGTAGAGAACTTCCTGCCTCCAGGGGGATCTTTTGATTCTGGTTGCTTGGTCAGATATCTCGAAAACATAAAAAACTATGAAGAAGAGGACGAAAATTCAAACATGACGTTAGCAAATCGTTTGCGTTTAGCTTTCAAGGATTTAGCACCAGATACAATCTGTGGCAAGTTCCCATTGGCAGAACTTCCCCTCAAGAGGCGATTGCGTTGTGTGGCCGAATACTTAATTCGGTCTGGAGAATTTGACAAATTAAAAGACGAACGGGGTAAGCTCATCAAAAAGCGCGGCAATCTGGGCAAGATGGTCGTCATTTACCAACCATTGCCTAAACTGCTGGAATCATTAACACGTCAAGGATTGATTGAAAAATGAACCGCCGAGAAAAACTGATCAATTCTGTCTTGGGTCCAGAGATGGACAAGACTAGCGCCAGGATGCTCCAGGCCACCATCAAGCTCGTCCTTGGCGACATGGGCCAGCACTACTGCAAGATGTGGGAAGCAGAAGGCCCTGGCGTCATGGTTTTCCAACCAGAAGACAAGGAACGTTCCATGTTCTTTTGGACCTTAGAAGAAATTCATGCGGCACAAGAAAAATGTGAAGACCAAAATAGCGGAGATCTTGCAGAAACTTTTAGGCGCATCTTGGAGGCGGCACAAAAAATCGATCCCATGGAAAAGGCAGGATATGTCATTAATGATCAAGATGGAATTCGTTATTTAGAAATTGATTACAACAAAAAAACAGAAGAGAAATGAGTATTACCTCCCCTGGGTACAAAAAAGAAGATCTTGAGTTAATCACCAATTATGACTTGGTGTCTGCTGCCCATGCACTGCTAGATGGCATCCAGCTGGATGTAGCTAGTTCAATCACTGCAAACACTTTTGTTGAAGCAGAGCATTTTTACACGCCAACAGAAGATGGATTAAATAACCAACAGTGGTTTGGTCGCGTGTATCTCTTTCCTCCCAGTGGAGCTTACTTTTGGGAAGCCAAGAACGAACGGTGGAAAATGACACGAGCAACGTCTAAAACATTGCGTTCATCTCATGCCGTCTGGTTTGAGAAGCTTTATAAATCTTGGTTGGTAGGCGAGATTGAGCAAGGACTTTATTTTTCAAACTGTCCCGACATGTTCCGATATGACCAAAGAATCTTTGATTTTCCGGTCTGCATCTTAAAAACGGCCCCTACCTTGAAGAAAAATATGAGCACTGGTGTAACAATACATAAAACTTGTACGTCATTTTTGGTCTACCTGCAGCCCCAGGATCGTGTTGCATCCTCCACAGAACGATTTATTGACATCTATTCGGAAAAAGGTCGCATTCTCACTTGAGTTCTGTATAGTGATATCGATTGAGTCATGTCATGAGCGTATTAGCTGACTGGGAAATTCGGGAACTGGCTGAAAAAGAAGGAATGATCGAGCCCTTTGTGGATCATTTGATCAGCAAAGAAAACGGTCGCAAGCTTCTCAGCTATGGTCTCAGCTCATACGGCTATGACATCAGGCTTTCTCCTGAACAGTGTCTAATTTTCGGTAAGGTCCAGGCTGGGGATTGCGATCCAAAGAACTTTGACCCTGACATTTTGAAGCCAGCAAACCTACTGGAAGATGAACGAGGGCAATACTTCTTGTTGCCTCCATATGGTTACTGTTTAGGAGTTGCGCAAGAACGTCTTAAGCTTCCTGGAGATGTAACAGTTGTTGCTGTTGGTAAATCTACTTACGCACGTTCAGGCATCTTGGTCAATATCACGCCAGCCGAAAGTGGATGGGAGGGTTACCTGACTCTTGAAATCAGTAACTGCACTGGTCTGTTCAATCGCATTTATGCCAATGAAGGGATTACTCAGCTGCTGTTCTATCGCGGTAATCCTTGTGAGGTGACCTACCAAGACCGGAAGGGTAAATACCAAAACCAAAAGAAAGAAGTTGTATTCTCTCGCGCTTAACCAAAAGGTTTGCCGAATTGACCTTGTGGTTTATTGGCGTAGTTAGTACCTCCTCCTCGACCAAAGCGTTCGCCAAGGTTGGGGAGGACTGTTCCAGCATTGCTCAAAGATGAACGGGGTGTTTTACCACGAATCTGTGGGTCCTCAATATCTTTTCTTTGCTTAAAAGCTGCAGCACTTTTTGCGGCCTGGGTAAATCTAGCAACGCGTTCTTGTTGATTATTAATACTGGCAACAGAACTTCTTTCTTCTGGGTCTAAACGCCGAAGATCTGTGTCATACGCCTGTTCAGGACGAAGATCTGAGACCTCAGCTCCAGAGGTACCACCGGACCTTTGCCCTGTTTCGTATAAAGGACTGTATATACTTGCCATGATAATATTGTAAATGAGATAACTTTATGTCTATATCAATGCATAACGCAGCTGGTTTCTTAGATAGCTTTGTTCAAGATGAGCTGAAATGCCGTTGTTTAACGGAAGAAGACTTCGGTGGGCCGCTCGATAACGAAGAAAATGATGTACCCTTATATGATATGTACAACCGAGGCTTGACCTTATGCGAACAGGGACTGGAGCGGAATCCATTGAATCTCGAGGGGCAACGTCCTGGAACGACTGGTTTGATCCCATCGATGGAGCAAGCAGTGGGAATGGGCGCATCACCACGTTCCAAGACTCTGGTACTGGAACTGGAAGAGCCGGAGGAGATGGAAAAGATGCTGTCAGCCAAGCGTCGCGGATTGATGCGCTAGGAGAGGTGAGTGATTGTCCCGGTGGTGTGTGCCCAGTCCCCTGGGCAGTAAAGGAAGAAACTCCTGCTGTCGCTCCAGATACAGTTAACCATCCTCCGCATTACACTGACGGCGGCGGCATTGAGTGCATTGAAGCCATTGAGGCAGCTTTAACCAACGAAGAATTCCGTGGTTACTGCAAGGGAAATTGCATGAAATATATTTGGCGTGAGAAGCATAAAGGCGGGACAGAATCACTGAAGAAAGCACAGTGGTACCTAGATCGTCTTATTCAACTTGACGAAGCTCAGAACGGCTGAAGCTCGTCATCATCATCCTCGTCGTCGTATACAAATGCGGCGGCGAGTTCTACTAATTCCAAGTCGGTGGGGATATCAAAGTCGATAGAGATGTTCTCATCGGCCAGGATATCTTTAATCGCAAACCACTCCATCAGGCGTTGATGGTAGAGGTTGAGGAGTGCTGCATATAATTGCTCCCATGTCATCTCTTGAGCTTCCAACTCAGCTCTGCGCATGGAGAACTGAAGTTCGAGGGGAAGCTCAAACTGCCGCGATTCCACCGACTTTTCCATGGCATCCACGATTTTTATTAGTTTATTCTACGACCACGCATTAATCAATCCGTCCTGCTCCAGGAGGTTATCAATCCAGTTGGCACGATCCGAATTAAAAGAATTTGCAAAGGATGTAAGGACATATGGATTGATCAGTGTTTCCAGCTCCTTGATGGCATCAATCTCCTGCTGGGAGCCAGTGTAGTTCCTGAATGCCTTCAGAAGGATGTTGGAAGAGCATTCTTGGACTGGGTTGATGTCGGATAGGAAAAGACTAATCTCCTCCTTGCGACGGTTCAAGAGGCTTCCGGTGGCGTTGCCATCATGGTCAAAAATCCATTGCATGATGCAATCGACGACTGCTGACCATTCTTCATTTTCAATGT